AGCGCGAGGGCGACGAAGTTCTTGCTAACAAGTTTGGCGATGACGAGTTTGAAATGTCGCAAGAGGCTTGGTTGGATGCGGTAAAACGCGCCGAACATTGGTACATCGGTCTTGACGAAGAAACATTACGCGAAGCGGTCATTGGAGCGATTGCAGACGAAGAAATCAAAAAGAAGGGCAAGGTAGAGAAATGACGACCAAGAGGAAAGTCAAGACCAAGAAGAGGGGCAAGGTTTCGCTGTGTTGCGGAACTCCGTTGACGAAAGACAAGTGGGATAGAACCATTTGCTCCGAGTGCGGGCAAGAACTATCCCCGTGCTGTGGCGCGGCGGTGACAGTTGCTTATGACGGCGAGTTGAGTTGCAAAGTGTGTTGGGCGGGTGTGTGGTGAGTAAGGTAATCATCAACATCCAAGACGGCACGGTCGTAGACCTAGACAACTCAGTAATCGTTGATTTGGACAAACTCAACGACGCACAGGAGGCTCTCTACACAGCGTGGGAGCAGGGCGGTAACGACAACACCGCGTGCGAACTCGGCAAGCAGGCAGGCAAAGACCTGCACGGCATCCTGTCGGGTTGCGGTTTCGGCGACCTGAACTACGGCAACAGCATCTCATACTCACCGTCAGGCGTGCGAGACGAAATCCAAGCGTTGCTAGACAACGACCCAACCGACGAGAACCTGTTGATTGCTTCCAAGTGGACGCAGGCAGAGTTGGAGGAGTTCGGGTCGTACGCAATCCAATCCGAGTACCTGTGGCAGGTGTGGAATACGGACTTCATTGAGAACCTCAGGGATTTCATTTCGGCGAAGAAGAACCACCCCATTGACAACAACACCACAACCAAGTAAACTTGTATTGTCATCGTTAAACATTGACGGTGGCGGAAAGCAGTAAGTAATCATGTTCAACTTTAATGATGATAAGTTTGAGTTCATTCAGGATGACCCTGATGTTCTCATGCGTTTGCAGAACCCTGAGAGCGACGAACAAATCACCTTTTTGACCACCGACGGAAAGACGATGGCGGAGGACGAACTGTACCGCGTGGACAACATGGGCGACCAATGGTTCGTCGTAATCAACAACCCGTTGTTGCAGGGGAAGATAGATAGTTCCATTGAGAGGAACAGCGAGGAGTACGGCGTTGCATTGGCTCGTTATCTACCGTTATCATTCGTAATCCAATCGGCTTTGAACGACATCGCTGAAAAAATGGAAGGGAACAAACAATGAAAGCAAGCAAAGCGAAGAACCCCGAAAAGTTCATTTGTCCCCGTTGCGGTGGGCTGATACCTAGCAACGAAGAATGGGGCAGGTATGTAGGGGCGCTGTCTAGACATACGCGGTCTCGCGGTGTACCACCTGTTGAAGTGTGTTCGGCGTGCGGAACAGAGGAAGCACTAGAACAGCATTTCGGGAAACTGACCGCGATTGACGAATACCCGATTATCAACGATGCAACCATTGCGCGCAGGTTCGGTGCTATCGCGATAATGGAACAACGCAGAGAGTTCCTTGACCCACCCGCAGTTAACGATTAACGGTGGCGGAAAGCGGAAAACTTTTCGGCTGACCGCGACGGCTGACTTTTTGTTTTTGTTTTTTTGTGAAGCCGGTGGAGATGGCTATCCCAAGCCACCACCACCGGCGCTTCCTTTTCGTCACAAGGGGGAAGGGAGTCCAAAGGAAGTATTAGCGAAACTACTACACAGCCCCGCTCGCGTGGTGGATACCCGACAGTCCCGTTTGCGGCGGTGATGCACCCAAGTCCCGCCCGACCCACAACAGGTAGTGTCACCCCCCGTCAGTCCCGCTACATGTTGGGTGTTGCGGAAGTCCCGCCGCTGTGCTGCTAGAGTAACGGCTCACCACAAAGACCCCATGAATACAGCAGTAATGGGTTGACGGTGGCGGAAAGCACGGATATCCGAAAGCGAAACGAAAGAGAAGGCTTACCCCCAATCGGGTAGCCCTCCTTCGGCTGCATCGTCGGCGGGGAACGCCAGCAAAAGGTTTCCCCGAACCCCTTCCAAAGACCAGCAAATCAAAGATTTTCGTGGATACCACGAAATCCAACCCGGTTCCGAATGAGTATCTGACGTCAATCAGACGTCACCCGGCTGGTCAGAAAATCAAAAATTTACGATTTCTTCCACGTTCGCACGTGCGATGAACACGCTGCTTGACTTTACTGAAAACATCTGTTACTGTTTCCCTATGATTGCCATGAAAAACCCCGACCTGTTCGGCGAACAGCACCCAGCCGTGCGACGCAAACAGACACGGGAACAGGCAACCAAAGCCCAAAAGGTCGGCGACGACGCAATCCTCCTCGTGTTTAATTACTGGAAGAAGCAGGTTTCCCCGCGGTCACGCGCCGTCCTAGACCACCACCGCAGACAACGCATCGGCTGGGCAATCCACGACTACGGGATAGAAGCATGCAAACAAGCAATAGACGGCATCCTCAAATCAGACTGGCACATGGGCGCGAACCCCGGCAACAAGAAATACAACAGCATCGACGTCATCTTCCGCGACTGCAACCAAGTCGAAAAGTTCATAGAACTAGCGGGGCTCCGCGACGCACGCGACGAATTCATCAACAACCCCGACTGGTAATCTAGGCATTGACGGTGGAGGAAAGCCAGCAATGAACAAAACAGAACTCGCCGAAATAGTAGAACTCATCTACGCCATGTGGAACAAAGAACTCCCCACCAATGTAGAAGCAAAAACCATGACCTACCGCGCATGGAACACCGTCATCGGCGACCTACCAAAAACAGAAATACTAGAAGCCGCTAAACGACTCTCCGCCCGCGAAACCTACCTCCCTACCGCAGGACTCGTCCGCACAGAGCACAGACGCATGACCACAAAAGAACCCACACCCGCACAAGCATGGAACCAATATACCGCCATCCGCGACGCAGTGAACTCAGGAACAACCCAATACGAACCACCCCACCCACGCCTACAAAAAACAATCCAACAAGTCGGACTCAACCTCCACACCAACGACGACCGCAGACACTTCACAGAAACCTACAACACGGTGGAGGAAACCCGATGAGAAAACGCCAAGGACGCCCACCCAAACCCCCCGTAGGCGAACAATCAACCCTCACCATCAAAATCCCCACCCCACTCAAACAACAACTCATCAACCAAGCCGAAGCATACGACATGACCATCACCGAATACTTAACAACACTCATCCAACGAGATGCCGTATAAACCACAACCCGCAACCAACCCCGACGACACAGTCACCCTCACCATCCCAATACCCGGCTGGTTAAAAAACGAACTCATCCAATCAGCACAAAAACACGAAAACAGTTTACAACAACACATAACCCTACTCATCACCAACGCACTCAGAAACACCCAAAACAAACCACCCCTAAACCCAACACCCCCCAACCCACTCCAACCAATCCACAACTACCTACAAGGAAAACCCACACTCCAACCCTGCGGACAAACCACCTGCACAAAAACCCCGACCCAACTAAACAACCACACCTACTGCAACACCTGCGGCATCCGCCTCCACTAAACCAAACAACCAAATACAAAACACACAAAACCCAAAAAAACCACGCACGCGCTGACTTTCGGGGTTTTTATTTTTTGGTTTTGGTTGGTTGCATGGTTTCTGGTTTGGGGGTGTGTCGTGTGCATTGGGGTGGGTGGGTGAGTTTGATGTGGGTGGTGATGGTGTTGTTGCATTTGGGGCAGTGCCAGTGTTGGGTGGGCATGGGTGGTGGTTATGTGTTGTCCCACATTTGTGCGATGGATGGTCGGGTGGGTTTGATGCCTTGTCGTTTTTGTTCTGCTGCGAGTTGTCTTGATGTCATGCCTGCCCATACGCCGTGCATGTCTACGGGGTGGTATTCGAGGGCGTTTTTGAGGCAGGGTTGTTTGACTGGGCAGGTTTCGCAGATTTGTCTTGCTGTTTGGATGTAGGTGATGTCTTTGTGTTTTTTGGGGAACATGAGGTCTGTTTTGCCTCGGCATGCTGCGTGTTCTTGCCATCGGTATGGTTTGTGTGGGTTGTGGGTGTTCATGTTTGTATAGTTATTTTTTGGTTGTGGTTTTGGTGGTTTGTTTTGGGGGTTTGTGGGGGGTTGTGGTTTGGGTTTGGGTGTGGTATGGGTGTCCTGTGTTGGGGTCGTATCGGGCTGCGATGGCGATTGCTTTGAGTGCGTGTTTGCGGGCTTGTTGTATGTTGCGGGGTGTGGGCATTGAGGTGAGTGCGCCTAGGGCGTATGGGGCTCCTGTTCCGAGGGCGTAGTTGTTGTTGTGGTCGGTGAACCATGAGTAGTCGGAGTCGATGTTGTAGAGGGTGGCGTTGATGGCGAGGAGGAGTTCGGAGCCGTGTGAGGCTTGGGGGTTGTCTTGGCTGGTTGTGGTGTAGCCGTGTGTTTCGAAGAGTTGTTTGATGGTGGGGATGATTTTGTTGGTGATGTGTTCGTCTAGTTTTTTGCCTTTTAGGGTGGGTGGGCAGGTGGGGAGTTGGAGGGTGTGGGTGAGGAGGTTGATGGCTCTGAGGTCTCCTGCTGTGGCTATGAGGTATTTGCCGTTGACTGCTATTTTGGAGACTTCTTGTTTGAGGGTGTTGATTTGGGTGGGTGTGCCGTCTTCGGCTTGGGTGGTGATTCGGGTGTCTGCTGTGATTAGGCAGTAGTCCGCTCCCTGTATACCGATAACCGTAGTCATGGCTATACGGTTCTAGGAAACGTGGAAGGAACAGCGCGGCGTTGCTTTACACAAGTCATTCGTCATCATCTTCTTCTGATTCGCAAACGGGGTGGTGTCCCCACAGGTTCGCGTATCGGCATGGGCAGGCGAGACTCATGCGGAGTATTCCGTTCCTAGATACATCGCCCACCCGTCATAGATGGGAACGCAGTGGTAGGTGAAGCGGTGTTCGCCTTTGTTTTGATAGTGGACGATTGCGACTCCCTGTTGCCAGTTTTCGTGGCGTCGGATTGGTCGCCCGTCTAGGTCTACTCCGCCTTTCGTGGAGGGGATTGCGCCGTCTATGCGTGCCAAGCATCCTGGTGATGCCGCCATGATTGTTTTTGGTCCGTCGTAGTCTTCGCGAGTTTTGTAAGCGGTTTCTATTCTGTGGATGTGTCCGTAGATAACTGATGTCTTCTCGGCGTTGAGGTACACATTGGCGGTTGACCCTGATGATTTGACGCGGTCGCCGTGGATGATGCGAAGTTTCTCGTTCAACCAATAGTCGCCCGCCGGATAGCCAGGTTTGTAGGTGATATCAAAGTCGTCCATGCGACATAGGTAGGGAACGGAAAGAACCGGCCACGATTCAGGGGTGTTGCCTTTTCGGAGTCCGTATGCTGCGGATGCGTTCATTACGAGGAATTTTGGCATCCGTTCTTCGTGGTTTCCGGCTAGCCATGTGATTTTGGCGAATGGTGCCGCTCTTCTAATTTCGGCGCAGAGTGTTGTTGCGCGGTCTATGGATGCTTGGGTGGTTTGCTGGTAGGACGGGTAGAGAATGTATTTGCCCATTTCGGGGAGGTCTAGGTTGTCGCCTAGAAGGACAATTTCGTCGGGTTTGGTGTCTGCGACGAACTGTAGGGCGACGGTGATAGCACGCTCGTCGTGTGTTGGTTCTAGTTCGCCTGCCTTGTTGCGGAAATATCCGATTTGGATATCAGGCAGTATTACGCAAGTTTTGTAACCTGTTTTCTGTTTTGTCGTTTTGTCTTTGCTCGGGGGCAGTTTTATTGATGGTCCTTGGGTGATTACCGGCCACGCCGGTCCCTGTTCCCACGATGGGGAGAATTGTATGGCTGCGAGGTCGTGGATTTCGGCTTCGCCTTCTGCGTCCTTTGTGAGTGTTTGGTAGAGGGATACTTGTTTGATGTCGCCGATTTGGTCTAGGTCTATGTCTTTGGCGACGAGCATGTCGGCTATTCGTCCGAGGAGTTTTTCTTTCCTTGCCCTGGCTTCTTTTTCTGTTGCTATGTTCGTCAGGTTATTTTTGAGGGTTTTCATTTGTTGGTCTCCGTATTGTTTGGATAACATAAGCATTTCTTGTCATTTGGTTCTGTAAAACATTTACGGTGTTTGGTGATGCTTTCGCGGGAGATGGCGATGCCTTCCTGCTTCAGGGCGTTGTAGATACTCATCGTTGATGCTTCTGAGCGGAGTGCGTCAAAAAGTGCTTCCCGTGTTTCTTCATCTAGTTTGATTGCTATGCGCCCGAGGGGGCAAGCAACACTATTGCCGACACTTGTCTCGGCAATGACTTTTAGTTGACTCAACAAGTTTTGACCCGTCGCATTAGTCGGCGCCATGTTGTCTCCTGTCTTCTATGATGCCATAAAATCACATTCGTCAATAAAAGTCAAGCACTATGGAACAAATACAAATTAGAGACGTAGCAAAGATTGCCTTCAGTAATAAAAATTTTGTCTGCTATCAACTGTGATAATGTTCGTTTTGTGCCCACCCCCCATGACAATCGCAGAGACCATGTATTGCGGGAGCCCCTAGAAAGGGCTGTGGCTAACGCATTGGCGAACAATGCCGACCTAAAGGGATTGGTGGAGTCGGTGCTTTTGGAGTTAGATGAGCAAAACCTTATTTCGTACAAACCCAAGAGTTCAATTAATTTGTTTACACCTGCTGGTCGGTTGGTGATAATGTTGATGGAGAGACCGTGTTTGACTGTTCGCGAAATGTCGGTTACACTCGGCTGTTCACAGACCGCGGTCATAAAAGCACTATCCGTGTTGGATAGAGAAAAATTAGTAAAACGCAGGAAGGTCAAAGGGAGATACGAGTATTCGCTTGATTACGGTAAACTCAAAAATCACGCAGAGTTGAGAAGATTGATACGGGTCTTGTCAACCTTATTGGTTGCATCTGATTAATTCAATAAAACAAATTTTTATCAAACGGGGTGTGGCGCAATGGATAGCGCGACGGACTTCTAATCCGTAGGTTGCAGGTTCGACCCCTGTCACCCCGGCGAATGGTATTGTCAGCCAATGAGATTTGATGCGCCGATAGGGATGTTCCCAATCATTATCTTTCAGTCGCGCTACGGAGGCGTATACGAAGGCGGGCTATGGTTTGCGATAGAACAGTGCGACGACCCCACAGAAACGCTCCTAGGGGCGTATGGCGATGACGATGAGTGTGTAGCGTGGTTCACGGAGAACGACCACGCGGTCGGAGTTGGGGCTACGCCGAACGAGGCGTACACCATGTTGCTCGCCAAATCTGTGGAGAGACATCAACCTACTGTTGAGTAACCATCCATGCTGAGAATGCTTCATCCTGCACTGGTATAACCCATACTTGACAAGACCCGAGTTCTTGTCGTGGTGTACCAATAAAATGCCAAGCAACTTCCATTTCTGCCGAAGGTGTTGCTACACCGACATTGCATTCCATGCCGAAAGTTTGTAGGAACCATTTGACTACACACGGTGTTTCTTCGTGGGCGCACGGAGCAAACGAATTTCCCTCGTGGGGGCAACGCACCCTAATTACTTCCAACTCTCCTCTATTGATTTGTAATTCAACGACATGACCATCGCTGTGCCACACCATTGTTTCTGAGGCAGTATCGCTCATAGTTATCAGCCTACTAAATACGAGAACAGTTATCAACACCCCTACAGGTGGTCGTCATGGAGCCTTTCGCGGCAACGTCCGCTACTACAAGTTTACTCATAAAGGGAGTGGTCGCCGTGAACATATCGCTTCCACATTTTTCGCCAATGAAAAATCGGATATGCAATAAACAGGGGAACAATTAGGTAGGTGAATATTTTCAAATATTTTTTGAACATACTTTCAGTATATTCTGTTCAGGCTTCAGTATCAACAGACTCTTTACCCGAATCAGACTTGTTCCGACCCGTAGAAATCATGAGCCCTGCAAGCGTTCCCGTGATAAAAGTAGCCACCGATGAGAGCACGCTGAAAAACATTTTGTCGTTCTCTGCCTGCACCCCAATTGGCTGGGCGACGAATACGAGTGCATACAGAACACCGATTGTTGTAATTGTTAAAACCCCGCCCAAGATGCAGCCAACAACAAATTTAAGTCTTGCATCTAGTTCCTCTGGGGTCAATCGCTGTTTATCTTTCATGACTCCTCCTCTATTGTCGGTGCGACAAACTCTCTCACAATCCGTCTGTAGGTGTTTACCACATTTTTAGTCCACGGAAAACCTCGGTCGGCTGTGTCGGCGGAAGCCCATTTGATTGAACCTGGTGGACCGACATACTTTCCCTCAACCCATTTCCCTGACGAATGTAACGCACCTTCCATCACATCCACGATGCTTGTGGCTTTACG